ATATAGACAATTCTCTCATCTCGATCTTCGATCTTTTGTGCATTTGCGAAAACCTCGTGGGGCATTAATGTAATTTTATCTCTCATGATTTTATTTATTAGTGAAAAACTCTTGTGCTGATTCGACCAGAAGACCACAACGATTAGTGACCAGATAGTTAAGAATCTTGTTGTTGTCTTTTCCGCTTTGTTCTCCTACCTGATTGATGACTTCTTTCCGAATCTCGGGTGGTGTCTTACGGAGATTGATCATCCATTCGTTACGCTGATAGTTTCTCCATACTTCTTGATCCATATGGTTCTGTAGGCTGTGACGGTTTTCCCACCACTCGTCGATCTTCTTTGCACGAAGTGGAGTTTGTCTAAGTTCTTCGGTAAAGGTTTTATCCGAACTCAAAACATTTGGAACACCATCACTTGCGTCACCTTTACAGATATGTTCGAAGAGAAAACGATGTGGATCGTCACACTCCAAAAACTTCCGTTGAACCGGACTGTATTGTTTAACGTTTGAGAACTGTTGAAGTTGAAGAAAGTCTTTGTCACCAGAGACAATCAATATCTCTTCGTGACGACCAAACTCCTGTAACTCCGAAACAAGTATTCCGATAATATCGTCTGCTTCCGCACGATCTACTGTGACTACCGGATAAGGAAAGTTCTCTTTGATCTCGTCCCGAACAGTGTTCACCATCGTGAAAAAGTTGTTCCAGTCGAGTTTAGATTTCTCTCGACTCTTCTTACGAGCAGCCTTGTACTCCGGAAAGATCTCCTTGCGCCATGAACTACTATCACACGCAATTACCATTTGTCCGAACTCATCTCGATTCTTCTGGTTGTGCATTCGCAACGAGTTTAGAATCATATGACGAACTATTCCCTGATCCAGTTGATCAGGATTTTTTTGGGAAAATGCAGCCGCAACTGCAATACCGCTATAATCTACTATAATCATGACACTAATGTATCACAAATGGGCTTGTTTGTCAATAGATTTCTATCCTCTCGCGAATATTTTCCGCAAGTTGTCTTGTTGATTGCGCTTCAGGATCTCCGTGTTTTAGAAGACCGCGAAGGTATTCATCTATTTCCCATAACTGATTGTAATAATCGCGGGACTTAACTGCTATGTCAAATTCTTCCTGTTCTTCCGGAAGATCATATTTTAGTGTTGCTTTCATTTTTTAGTACATGTTTTCTGTGAATCTTTCCACCCACAAAGGCGTTGTAATATTTATCGGGTCTGAGAAGAACGTGGTTCGTCATTTGATACCACATTTCCCAATAACTCATTTCTCCTTTGGAGTTGCATAATCTTAAAATTTTTCTTTCAAATCTATCTCTACCAGATTCTTCTACCAACATTTTGACCTCATCACTGGATCCAAAATAGTCCTGCCAATCTGATTCTTTTACTACCTTACGCTTTCTCTTTTGGCCTTTGAGTGGTTGAAGTCTTCTTGTACTGAAGAAGTTCTTCTTTCCGATATAACGCATATCGTTGGTCTTATCTCGCACCTCATAAACAAACCCAATTGAATCTCCTCGATTTTCTATCTCAAATTCTTTATCATCATAAAGCCACATGCATCTATTTATTCAACAGATGCGACCTTTCTTACCCGCAACAGTATGTCCCGGCGGATTCTCTCCGATCCAACGTTCATCGATTGGTTCACTTGCTCTTTGATATCGACTATCACTTGACAATCGGTATTCGTTTTCGCTGAGATTATCCATCGCAGCGTGAACCGTAAACATTTTAAAAGTAAGAAAGTCTCCGGCTCTAAATTCTGTAGTCAACCAACGACTCTCAAATTTTTCTGCGAGTTGTTTTGGGTTTTTAGATAGTGTTCCGGTGAAAGTCCACTTACCCTGATCCGCATTACTTTTCTGTTTTGGGTTATTTTCACAATAAGAATCCACATCACGAAACACGTATCTCTCAAGAAGATCCATCCTCTCGTGAGACTTTTCTAATACTGCAAGTCCACCCAACTCATAAGAAATGTCTCCATAAGGAACCCAACACGTCATATGATTGTGTGTCCCTCGACCCATATAAGGAAGATCTGTGTGAGGATTTGTCCCCTTGCCTGGCGGCATCGCTCTCAACCAAGTGTAGTCGTAATGTTTTATCTCCTCACCATAAAGATTCTTGTAGAAGCTGGTGAGTCTTCCGGAGTACAATAACTCCTTGACTTTATCGCTGTTGTTCGCAACCTCTGGTATGAACTTTACAGTTTCATTCTCTTGACATCTTAGTTCGATGTTTGAGTAGTTTGAATTCAACAACTCTCTCTTTGACATTTCCTCCGAGATTTCTTCTCGGACTGATAATACTTGTTCTCGATCCAGATAATCTCTGATAAACAGATAACCATCGTCTTCGGCCCGTTGTCTTAGTACATCAAAGCCTTCAGAGACCTGAGACTCTCTCAGATCTCCAACGTTGTTTAATTCGTGACCATATGAATAAAATTTACGTGTCTTCATCCTCCTCTGATACAAAGTAACTTGGATCGTCAATATCGGGTGAACCACAAAATGGACAGTAACAAGGGGTGTCTACCATCGGATAGCCATACTCATCTTCGATACTCTCATCTCCAACATTTGACCAAGCAACTTCAAATCCCGTTTTGCAGTTACCACAAAATAGTTTCTCATGTCCAGCCATATCAACTCTCGCAAACAGCACAGTTATTTATAGAACGGGCAAGTTCCTGTGCTGGATTCGCACTTCTTTGGTAGTAGAGTGACTTAATTCCTCTTTTCCATGCGTAGATCATCAGATCATTTACCTCTTTTGGTTTGGTGTCTGGCGGAATCATAATGTTCAATGATTGACCCTGATCTATTGCGAATTGTCTGTCTGCGGCTTGTGTGATAATTTCTTTCTGTGAGATCTCTCCAAATGTTTTGAAAACATCTCTTTCGTCCTTTGTGAGTTCAGTAAGATGTTGAACCGATCCACCTCGTTTGAGAACACTCTTCCAAGCATCTTCTCCCAGACCCTTCTTCTTGAAGAGTTTTGTGAGATAAGGATTTCGATAGGTAAACTTACCTTTTGCCAAATCCTTTACAAAGTAGTTAGAGTTCAGTGGCTCAATCGAAGGAGAAACCTGTCCCAGAATAAAAGAACTTGAAGTGGTTGGAGCGACTGCCATCGTTGTGGTGTTTCGCAGTCCATATCCGGTAAGAACTTCAGGTTCACCAAGAAGGTTCGCAAGTTCTTCTGATGCGTCACGGCTCCTCTTTTGAATTGTCTTAAAGATGATATTATTCTTTGCTCTTGCGGTGATTGACTCAAATGGAATGTCATTGAGTTGTAGATAGGAGTGCCAACCCAGAACACCAAGTCCTAGAGCACGATGACGAATCGCAAAGTTTCTTGGATGTTCCATAAACTCTACTCCGTCAGTCTTGTCAATAAACTCTGACATAACCGCATCAAGGAAATAGATCATCGTTTGAATCGCATCGGTCTTTACCAAATCATCCCAACGTTCAAGGTTCAAAGAAGAGAGATTGCACACAAATGATTCCGTTGGATTCGTAGGCAACATAATCTCTGAACAAAGATTGGAGTTGTGAATCTCAATCTTCTTGTCCTTATAGACCTGTGGAGCTCCCTTGTTTGCGTTGTCGGTATAGAAGATGTAGGGGTAACCAGACTCAAATCTTTTCTTAATTACCTTTCCCCAGATCTTTCTCTTTTCAGTGTCTCCGTCAACCATTGACTTCATCCATTCATCGTCCACACAAACACCAATCGAAAGATCCTGTATAGAATCACCATCAGAACGAATGTGAAGAAATTCTTCGATATCCGGATGATCAATTGGGAGATACGCCGCAAACGAGCCACGACGAACATTCCCCTGTGATACATAGTTGACCAAAGAATCGAACACCGAGAGTTGATGGTGTACACCTGTCGCAGTACCACCCGAAGAGATCGGAGCTCCGCGATGACGAACATCTCCGAAGTAACCGGATGTTCCTCCACCCATCTTTGACATAATACCGACTTCTCCTACCTTGTAGAGAATACCTTCCATACTATCCGGTATGAAAGAAGAGAAACAAGAGATCGGAAGTCCCCGTTCTCGTCCAAAGTTCGCCCAGATAGGAGATGACAAGGAATAGAATCCTTGTGCCATATATCTCTCAAACTTAACTGCAAAGTCTTTAACACCGAGAATGTTCTCGGCGTGTTTTGCAATATCAAGTATTCTTTGTTTTGCAGACTCTCCTTCTATAAGGTATCCTCTTTCAAGGAAAAGTTTCGCTTCATCATTTAGCCAGTAATAATCATTCATATTAAAATAAGTCGTCTTCGTCAAAGGATTGGTTTTTCTTAGAGTATTCGGTTGGTCGAGAGTGAAAAAAGTCTGTCATATTATTACCATGTAACTCCTCTTCAAACCAAAGAGTGTGTTCCAATAATGATTTATCAACTTCGAGAGGCGTCCCAAATCCGATCTGATCCAAAGACTCATTGATGCGATTGCGGATAAACTCTTTGAGGATGTTTGCGTTGAGTCCTTCTTCTCTATATCCATTGACCATCCAGTCAACAATCTTCGCTTCTGCTTTGTAAGCCTCTTCTGCCTCGTGTAGGATTCTTTGTTTTAGTTCATCGTCAAACAATTCGGGCATCTCTTCGCGAATCGTGTTGATGATTTTGATTCCGATCATACCATGAATGTTCTCTTCATTGCGAGTATACTTGACCTGTTGATCCGTATCCTTCAGAACATTCTTGAATCGAGCAAACCAATTGATGACATAGAACTGTGAAAACAAAGAAACATTCTCTACGAAAAGTGTAAAAAGAATGAGGGCATAAAGATATTGTTTCTTAGAATCCTTGTAGAATCTGTGAGTGTACTTCTTGAGATACTTGACACGGCCTTGAATCCATTCAAGTTTCATGTTCTC